CTTCTGTCGCTTCTGTCATTTTATTTACCTCCTTGGTAATCTTAATTGTACTAATGCCTTTAGCACTATCAACTAAGAACTTTATCATGTTTGCTTTTTCGCTATCGCTTTTTTCTACGAAACCAATATTTTCCATGCTCTTACCACTGACTGGGCTTTCTGCTGTTTCTAAGTCAGATACTAGTACGATACCGTTTTCAGAATCATAAAAAACATTTTCAATTATTGCATCTACTGATGCTCCAGAAATAACATTTTGTCCATTAACTTTTTCAACAGAAATAATGCTTGCAAACTGGTTTGCTGGGCTATCTACAAGAGATAGTTCATAAAGATCATAGTCTTTAATAATGCGAATTGCCTTGTCCATGTCTGCATTGTATGCATCATCCCAAGACTTAATATTTCCACCAATAGAAAAACCACTATATGTGCCGTCTAGGACTTTCTCCCAGGCATCTTGTGCACCCTTTGATACGTATGCAGATACATAAACTCCGCTATAAAACTTTTTTGAATTAGGGTCAAAATACTTATCTTCTTTGAATGAGACAATCTTTCCTACCGCTGATGGTTGGTGCATTTCTCTTAGATTCCCACGGAAATTTTTGAATGCCTGAAGACTTGCCTCAGTTGTAACAATATCATCTTGCTTATCAATATTGTCAAGAGTTGCAAAGCCAGAGACCATTCGGCGTTCTACATCTACCTTGCCAATAGGCATTGACAGACGGACGCTATTCTTGTCTGTTGTCCAGTGTGCTTTATTGATTAACATATCGTTATCCATTATACCAAATGTTTTAAGAGATTTCTCAATTATTGAGACGCTCTTCCCTCTCCCTGTGGATTGCGTCCATCAAGGGTTGCGGCACCATCTGATTGGCTATTTGTTCTTTCTGCATCCCTTTGGCGATTACCAGCAAGGTCTGCTCTAGCATCTGTTGCCTGTCTTGGAGTCATCACAAATGGAGTATCTCCATCTTTTCTCTGTGGCAAATCAAGTGCTGTGCGAGCCTCATTTGGAGTCATAACCTGAGTCTTAACGTATCTCTCAAGAATCTGAGACTGGGCGATTTCATCAGTAAGAGTTAGTTCATTAAACTTAAGTTCAAGAACATCTGTCTTTTCCTTAATGATCTTGTTGACTACCTTCTCAAGATGATGTTGGGCAGGTCGTGAAACCTGCTCCTTAAATGTTCTATCCTGAGAAAGTGCTGCTGCAAGTCCAGACTCTGATCCACCTAGTTTTGAAATAGGTACTTGATGAGCAATTAAAATGTCGTCACGATTTTGCTTACGATATTCTTTAAATGATCCATCTTGGATACCGTTTTCAATTGGCTCCATCTTGAACTCAACCTTGTTTTGATCTGTATCTCCAGGAAGTGGAATATATAGAGTTCTGTGAGACTGAGACTTTAGACCAGTCTGAAGGAATCTAAACATCTTATCTTCTGCGTCTCCAGATAGTTTTGCACCCTTTAGAGTAATAATGTATCGTGGCACTGCTTTATTTTCAAAATAGTCAATGTTGTATCTTGAAGCAAGTTGATCTCCAATTAAAGATGGCATTGCAGAAACAATGTCTGGAATACCATAGTACGTGTTTAGTGGAGAATATGACTTAAGATGAATAATTTCATTTGCACGGCTATCTGCTGTTACTGGGTTTGGATTATTTGCACCAAAATTTCTAAAATAAACAACAGCCTGACCAATAATTTGAAGGTAGCCATCATTAAGTCTACGAACACGAACAGTGGTTGCTGGGATGTGTCCAATGTAACCAATCTCGCCCTTGATTGTTCTTCCAACTTCAATAAATCCATTTCCAGTTGCTTCAACATCTGTGTAAACCTTTTCCATGATCTTTGTAAAACTATCATCATCATTAAGGTTTTCTAGCCAGTCACGTAATTCAATCTTGGCTCTTTCAATTCTATTTCTTGCTCTTTCAGTTGCTGATTCATCTTCTGACATTTCTAGTCTAAGTGCAGTTCTATCTGCAATATCAAAGCGATATCCAAGACCTACAATATTTTCTACCTTTGCATCAATTGCAGCGTGGTTAGCAAAAGAGGTATCGTAGAAGTTTGCAAGTTCATACATGTTATATGGTGGTGTGATTACGTCAAATAGACCGTATCCATTTCTATATACCGTTCCAGGATTAAGAGCCTTTGATCCAGCATCTACTCCAGACGGAACTGCATTTGCAGAATCTAAATATGCTTCATTTGGAGTTATTGCTTTGCTTACTTGTCTTGCTACACGACGACGGAAGTTTTGATCTAGGCCAGAGTATTTTTGTAACTCTTCCCAGTTTTTATTAAATGGGTCATTTAAATTAAATTGACTTTCTTCTTGCTCTTGAGTATTTAAACTTGCTCTTACATACTGGAAGTCATCGTCATCAGTCACTTTCGTACGCATCCCTTCCGTGTGTTTTTAATGTTTTTTGTGCATCAGCGATAGCGCCTAAGTCATTAACATTTGGAATTAAACCCTGTCTCATTCTATCTTTTTGTTCTGAATATTCTTCTTCAGATACTCTGGTTAATCCAGCAACAAAGTGTGCTGTACCTTCCCCATCGTCGCCATTGAATATTGCAGCCCTCTTAAGTTCTGCAATCTTTGAGATGTCACCTTTTTGAGCGGGAATGTTTAATACAGAACCCGTTCCATCAGTAAACCACTTTCCGTTTGACTTCTTGTATACGTAAAGACCCCAGTCATAATGCTTATCAATGACCTTGCGTCTTACATTTTCAACAATTGGTTTGCCAGTTTTTGGGCTAAATAAAGAATCCATAACCACAAGTATACCAGATTACACTGGTGTACCTACAGATACTGACCAACTAGTGTCATTATAGACTCTCATCTTGTCAGCATCAAATATCATACCCTCTTCGTCATCAATGATAATCTTATTAGTTCCCATGTAATTATTATAAACATCCTGTGCATTTACGCCATACAAGGCTGAGGCTAATGTAAATAATGTACTGTCCCAAGAGTAGTTATTTAGCCAAAATGCCCAGTCATTATTAAGCCCATCTTCTTGCTTAACTCTACTCCAAGGTCTAGTGCCTCTAGACTGTAACTGCTGAAGATTATTTGCTTGGTAAAAAGAAATATTATTAAATATTGCTGGACTATTTAGATTTATAGATCCCAAAAATAAATCAAGGTTTAAGGCTGTTCCAAAGTTTATACCTAGTACGGACCATTCGTTAAGGGTCAACACTGGATTATAAACAAGTTTTCCGTTTATAAAATATGATAGGTTGTCAAAGTCTGAGTTATCGCTTTTATTTTTTGCAAATATTCTTCCTCTTTGTCCAAACTCATCATTTGCAACAATATTAAAAACAATTGTGTCTGCTTTATGTTTTATTTCAAACAAACTTATTGGTGTTAAAGGAAAAGATCTTTTATCATATTTGACCCAAGACTGAAAAGCACTTACTCTATAGTTGTCTGCAATAGACTGATTAATTGGCATTGAAATACCACGATCAAAATTATAGTCAAAGTCTCCACGAACCTGGATTCCAGATGTTTTATTAAAATAAAGATATGGAGTACTTCCTTTATAAATACTAAAAGGATTTTTTCCTTTATAGTCATAGTATATTCCAGAGCGTTTGTATGGGAATAGATCTGTTCCAAATCTTGTTCCAATGGGGTTAAATGAGTTTTCATTAAAAGACTGAGACGCAAGTTCTAGTTTTTTAAGAGATACTGGCTTTGTTAAGATTCCACGAACATTAAAGTCAAGACTATAAACAATTGCCAAATCATTAAAGTCAATGTCTTTTCTTGGATAGATTAATGTATTATCAACAACCTCAAATTTTGTGCTATTCCAAGATGCGTATTCAGAAACGTCAACAATTGAGTTTTCTTTTGCAGAAACTGTAGTTGTAAAATTGCTAGGTAGTGCATTCGCCCCCTCCTGAATATACTGAAAAGTTATATAACTTCTAATTGATGCTTGCTCTGTATTATATTCATAATTCTTTAAAGATTTTTGTGATAAATCTTGATAGTTGCTCCAACCAGTAAAGAGTGCATTATCTAATTCTCCATAGGTTTTTTCTGTTGGGATTCTATACTCATCCTTTAATCCTTGGTATGTCCAGGATCCAACAGTCTCTGATTGCAGTAGGCTAGATGTAGATGGATATCCAAGATTAAACTGTAAGAAGTCTAAGTCATAAAAAGAATTTCCAATATCATTCTGAACGTATTGTCCAAAATAAGATAATGGTAAATAGTCTTCCCAATGCCCTGAAACTCCAATATCTAAAAATAATTTATTATATGCAAATGTTGGCAAAAGAGTATAACTTGCTGTGTGTTCTAAAAGGGCAAGGGCATTTTCTGAATACTCAACTCCGCTTCCAACATAGGTATCAACGATAGCAGTTCCATTATCTTCAAAATATTGTGATATCTTATTTGAGTTTAAGGCTGTTGAAAGACCAACAGAAAAAATATAACCCTTAAAGGTTTTATCTCCAGAATTGTCTCCACCAACGTAAAGGCTTAAAGAGTTTTGATTTCCAAAGAATGTAGCGACATTTCCACCATTTTGTAACACAAGATTTTGAATATTAATTCCTGCTGCAAAAAGTTCCTGAAGTCCAATATCGTCTGTACGATAAATTTCTTCTGAAACTCCACCGTAGACTAAAGAGTAAACAATCTCCAGACCATCTACATTAACAGTAAAATAATTTCCTGTGCTTTGATTGTATATTTTAAATAATATCTGTTCTTCATCGTTGGTTCCACTGCCTTGGTTGTTTATTTGAAAGACTCCGTAGACAGAAGCCACTTGATCATTTAATATATTAAAGTTTGAAAAGTTAATATATGCTCCTTCATTGTCCCAGGAGTTGTTAGGATTTAGTGATATGAATCTACTATCGGTGCCAAGGTTTCCACTTGCTATGTTTGAATATAGTGTATCTGAATCATCATATAAGTCTTGAATGGTTTTTGTGCCCGTAAAAATTGTAGGCAAAACATATTCAGGGGTTGTTAATGATGTTGCAGTTGTTGATAAGTTATCAAAACTCCCCTGTTGCCATTGTGCAAAACTTGGGTAATTATAATTGGCGGTATAGTCAGCAAATGGATAATCAATTACGGCAGAGGTTCCGCTATAGGCAGAATCAATATTTTCTGATGAACCTACGCCCTGACCATAAACCCAACGTCTTTTTGCAACAATGTCTGGAACTCTGTAAGAATAAATAGCAAGGGCATCTATCTCAATTGGAGTTACATCTTCGTGTGCATAGAATCCAAGCCAATTTTCTTCAACTCCAGAGGCTAAACTAATTGACGAAGTAATAAAATCTAAAGATATAACTTGCTCTCCATTTATCATTACTATTGCGTTATTACTAGTTAAAGCAATATGAATTAGCATTGGCCTAAACCACTCACCAACAAAGTGTGAAGCAAAATTTCCTCCAATAAAAAGTGTTAAGAATCCACCCTCTACATAGAGTCCATCTTCGCTTCCAATAGGACCAAATATTCTTTTGGCTGTATTTGTCTCTGAACTAAGTCTTGCCCAAAATTCAACAGTATAATTATTATATCTTCCCTCTTCATGCAAAAAGCCTTTGCCAGGAAAAATAATTGATGGGTCGTTTCCATTTGGTACAAGTTTTGTAATTCCAGATGCACCAAAAACTAATGGAATTCCAGTATTCTTTGCAGCAAGATAATTTCCATCAACTAAATAATATGCTGTATCTGAAGAGATTCCATAAGCAGATGCTGCAACAACATTGTTAGTTGTTGTTAGATCAATGCTTGCTGGAAATGTTTCTGACTCTATGCCAAGAGATGTTGCGTTAAACTCTTCAGACCATTGACCAACAGTTATACCATTAAAATATAATTCATAGTCTCCAGTTGTGGCTCCACCAGAGGTTGTTATAATTTTTATAACTACCCTTAAGTCTGTATTTTCGTCAGGGATTTCAAATGTCTCAGATATAAAACCCCAGTCCTGAAATAAAGAAGTTGGAAAGACCTTTAAGTTTTGAATTATTTGAGATGTTGTCGTGTCTGTGTATTCATATCCAATTGCAACTGATTGAATATAGGGAGTATTTGAATAAAAATGTGTTGCTACGCAAAATGTTCCAAGCCTTGAATCTAAGTCTTGAAAATTTACTATGCCTGGGCTGATTAGTATTGCCTCATTTGTTGAGCCTACTGGTACGTTACATCTAATCTTTGTGTTATAACTGGTTGAAAATGGTTCTCCTGCAAAAGAGGTGCCAGAGTAAGCCGTACAATTTGTTTTAGACCAAAGGCCAAGTATATTTCTTTGTGACTCTGAGATTAAACTTATATAATCAAGTTTATCGTCTAGTGCCCAAAGAACCAGAGGGTGTTCACTAAAGATCTTCTCTGCATACAAATTGGATGGGTTAGACATGGCTCTCCTATACCCTTATTATAGCAGGATACCGCCTAATATAATTTAATCTCACAAGCATCTGTTGAGCAGTACTTTTCAGATTCTGCATCTAAGTTATCTTTGCCATCATAAATTGCAGACCAGTCAATTTTACCAATTGTTCCAACATACGAGTTATAGTCTTCTCTTGATATTTCTGTGTATGGTTGCTGAGGGTAAGTTTTATTTCCCATTGGTAAGAATGAAACAGCCTTTAACTGGCCTTCATACATATTAAGTGCTGGAGCAATAAATTTTGTTTCTTCTTTTTTATCAAATGATAGAGTTACAGAAACACCATTATCAGACCAATACTTTTGAGCAGTTGCAGCAAGACCAATCTTTTCAAACAAACTTACCTGCTTTTCAGCACGTTTGTGTCCAGATGCTACTGGGAAATATACAACTGATGTATTTGCTGATACAAGGTCGTCTTCAATCTTGTACCCCGCTGCTTTGAATAAATACATCATTGGATCGGTATTACCAAAACGAATAGCACGAAGATAAAATTCTCCTCCAGGACCCCAGTGAACTCCAGGAGTTGCTCCAGAAAGAAGTGATACAGATCCTGAAGGTTTGACTGTAGTTACACGAACTGATTCACGAACACATAGCCACTCAGAATACTTGTGGTCATAATGACGAATCTTTTGATACCCTTCATCCATCCATTCACGCAATGCTGGAAGTCCACTGTTATCAGCAAAAGAAGCAATACCAGTAAGCGATGTTCCAATACGACGGTTTCTTTGCATGATCCCGTTTGTTTGCTGCCAATGCGTTGGCATTAGGGTTACGGTTTTTCCGTAAAGGTATGCAAACTTCAATGTCTTGAGGAAGTCCTCCTTAGATTCATGACGATTTAAGTGCACTTCTACAAGTGTACAAAGTTCGTATGATTCTAATGGCTGCTCCGCACAAGGATTGAATCCCATGATTCTGGAATCTTTATAGTCTGGCGCATCTTTTAATCTACCGTACTCTCTGGCAACATCTAGCCAAATAAAACCTGGCTCTCCATTGTCTGCAATTAAATCTACATAGTCTTCATATTTTGTTCCAACTGTTGCTGATATAGAATTGTTTGACATCCAAGCCCATCCTGGTTTTTCAGGGTCGTATGAATTTCTTTCTGGAAATACTTCTGGATTTTTAAGATTAATAAATCCACCATCTTCTGGTGTTCCAAGTGCAAGGGTAGCAGAACGACGAACATTTCCAGAAACTACACATGTTCCGATAAGATTAACAATATCCACAATTGCACGAGAATCAACCAATTCTCCCGCTCTAGAGCCAATGACATTGCGGATTCGGGTATGTAGGTCAATTAGTGGTGCTGGACCGCTTGCTACCCCTCCAAAGCCCTTAATAGGGGCTCCTAGAGGACGGATAAGGTCATAGTTAAACTCTTGAATAGGTTGATTCTGGCGAAGAAATGAGTTAATTAAAAGACGAACAGATTCAACCCAGCCTTCACGAGTATCGGGGATTTCATAAATAGATTCTGGTTCAGTAGGTGGATATATAGACATTTGTTTGTCTTGTCCAAGGGTATCAAATCCAACTCCAATACCCAGCATTAATGCATCCATTACCCAAGCAAATAAAGCACCAGGGTCGTTACGATCAATGTCTCTTGTTGATACCATTGCACAATTTTGAAGAGAAGCAGAGTTACGCTTTTCCATAGTCATTGGTGTTCCAAATGCCCATAAACCTCTACCTGGTGGTGTCCATTTTAATTCAAACATTCTTTGAAATGCTTCTTGAGCAGACTTCTGTGCTTTATTATCATTCCAGGGCAGACGGTTGTCTTTAGCATGATTTTTTTGTACTGAATACATACCCTCAATTACACGACGACAAACCTCATGCCAACGTTCTTTTGTTCCGTCTTCTTTAACACGAGAATATGTGCGAATAAATGTAATTTCTCCTAATGAGTTAGACCCAGCATCTGAAAATCCAAATGGTGCTGGAACATTATTATATTTATTTACAAAATCTTCTGATAGACGAAACGAAAAAACTTCTGACATTTATTTACCTTTCTAAGCAAATTTAGATGAGTACTTTGAGTTTTCCAAAGTGGTCTTAAGTATATCATGATTATATAATGCATTTAAGCGTAAAACAAAAAGTATATACCTATTGTTAAGGTGTAGTACTTTAACTTTAAGAAAGTCTACTAACTATTAACTCTTCCCCATTTAACTTTATTCCAACCACGCTCATGTGCATAGTAGATAAATACTTTAACTACCGTTTCCCAAAAGGCAATAGCACCTGAAAGTGTGGCGTTCTTTGTAAGGACATAGGCAACAACAAATGATGACAATGTACCCCAAACTCTATAACTTAATGCCTTAACAAGCGATCTTGCTTTTGTTACTTTCAAAATGCTGACTCTGGTTGCTTTCTTGCCGTAATAATTACTGCTTTAGTTCCATCCCAGCGAACTCTGCCCTTACAGCCAACATTAAATTTTTTGACTTCTGCCTCATATGAAATTTGATCGTACATATATCCATGAACTTCAAATCCGCTTGCTAAATGTTCAACTCCATTGACATAAACTCTCCATACTAATGAATCTCCTTCTTTTGCTTTTGTATTAAAACGCAAAATAATTTCATCATATGGGCGCATCCATCTGTCTTTAGCAATTTTCCATACATAGGTTAATTTATTCATATGCCAAGATCTTTTCTCTTTTGTGTTGCAGAAATAGCATGAATGTCTGCCCCCAAATCTACTTGTTCAATCTTATATCCTACATCTCTTCCGTACACAATATTAGTAATGTTTGGTAATCTTAGTACTAATGCACCATCCATAAACTCATCTTTAGCAATGTACTCTTTTACCTGATCAAATTTAAGCGGATCTTTTTCACTTGTATTGTAGGTATTACGGACTCCAAGAAGTACTTGCTCAGTTCTCTTGCCAGCCTCCTTGTAAAGGGCGTGGTGGCCTTCGTGCCAAGGCTGGTACCTACCTAGCATAAGTGTTGTGGGTGCTGACCAGTCGTGCAAACCAAACTTATCAATAATACGAGATGCCTTTTCTTCTGTATTAAATTTATGACTAATAAAACAAATATCAGTATTCTCTGGGCGCTGAAACATTTTGTTTGTATCTTCAAATCTACTTTCATCAATTGTGTCCATAAACACCAAAATATCTGGCTTACCAAATGCTGCACGAGTTAAATCGGTTGGGCAAATAAAGTCAACAATTACTGGAGCAACTCCTTGCTTAGAGATAAGTCTTGCCATCTCTCCCATGCGACGTGCTTGTTCAATTCTGTCTTCTTCAGTAAATCCAAGATCTGAGTTTACTGTTGCACGAACCTCATCTGCATTAAGATGAA